ACAATCTTAAGTAGCCCAGACATTACCGAGTCGATAGCTTCGTTGCCTGTCTTACCATCAGCACCTTCCGATACTGCAATAGTAATGTGGTCTAGTACTAGGTACTTACAACCTAACAGGCATAGGTTTTCTATTTGATCTATAAGAGAACTATCAGATACAGAGCCGTTGTGATCAAGCATAATAATACGCCCATCTCCAAAGACTTTATCAAACGCTTTTCTCTCCGCCTCTTCATCAGGCTCTTCTCCTGTAAACATTTGTATGAATTTCTGTGCGCTATCACCAATAGATTCCTCTAGTGATATGACACCTATGTTATCTTCGGTAGTTTCCTTAAGCTCCATGATGATCTCCTTAATCATGGTTGACTTACCACTACCAGTACCCGAAGTAAACAAAGTAATCTCACCCATACGCATACCTCCAAGCTTATCATTAAGACCTGATAGGCACTTAGGGTACGGGACAGATTTAGTTTGTTTACGTTTAGAGAACTCTTCCCAGATAGACTCACCACGTACAATGCTAGCAGGTGAGTATGGTTGTGCATTCCAGAAGGCATTTACAATACCACTGTGACCATGCTTGATGAGTGTATCACACGGATCATTCTCTGCAAGGTGAGCTACCTTAACTTTATCCCAACCAATAATCTTAGCTGCATTGTCAATAGCCTTATCGCCAGCTTCATCTTTGTCAAACATCAGAATGATTGAGTCGAATGAACGAACCCACTCACGGTTAGCTACGAGGGGCTTGAGGTTGCTTGATGATGGTAAGGATACTACCGGGTAGATAGTTTTGTTCTGAAGTAGGAATGCTTGAGCTACTGCCATAGCATCCAGTTCACCCTCTGTGATTACTAGGTTACGTCCACCCGGTTGGAACGTAGACTGTCCGAATAGTTCTATGCCATCCATGTCACCCTTAGCTCGGAAGTCCTTAGGTAGATTACGGATCTTGTAAGCTGAGGTCTTACCCTTCTTGGTATACGGATAGTAGTGAGACTCGATAGTACCATCAGCATTGTAGGATACACGCATGTTGAAGTGTGCTGCTACTTGCTTAGTGATACCACGTTCCTGTACACCACGAGTGTCATAGGAATCTATAGTGCTGATGTCTTCTACTTTATTAGACGTATGGGATTCTTGCATAGTATATTCTCTTTCTTTATCAAATGTAATTTTATCACAGACGAAGCACTTACCAATACCATTGGAGTACATACCGACACCATCGGATGACCCACAATGTTTACAGGCTACGTGCCCAACAAATCTATCTTTCTTCATTACGACCACCGCTCTTCTTTAAGGTTCTTTATCATCCGTCTTTTCTTCTTCGACGCTTGCTTCTTCTGAATCCTTTCTGCTTTCTGCTTGTTCTTCTCGTACAGTGAGGTAGACTCTGTCGAGTCTTGCGATTGTTTCATCATCTATCTCTTCTTTAGGTATAAATTTAATGGCACCTATCTGCCTGTTAAGGAACACAGGGTTACCGTTAGCATACTTCTGGGTTAGTACATCCAGATACCATTGTACTTTTACTTCACCAGCTGAGAGACCACCTCTTGTTTCAAAGAGTTGTAACATCTCAAAGGTAAAGTACTCAGTCCCAAGTTCTTTTATCAGGTTATTGATGTGCTTAGAGGAACTACTATATGTTCTCCAATTAGACACACGCCTATCCTTTCCTTTACTGTACATGTGGAATTGTTTACGTCCAATGTACCGTGTTGGATTATCAGGGTGTATGCATTGTATCATATAGATAAACCCAAAGTACTTATCAAAGTCAAAGGGATCACCAACGTAATCCCAATGCCCTAAGTCTTGCTTAATAGTCATGCTCTTCATCTCCTTTGTGCCACATAGATATATAAAAGAACTCCCCATACTCATCTATCTTTGACTTAGGATAGCCCTGTTCCATATACCATTTCTTCTTGTCGTCCCATGACATCTTCATGTAACCTTCAGGAACAACCTTAGGGAATCCATAACGCCATCCTTCAGGTGGATCAACTACTAGTTTAGATTCTGTCTTCATCTATTAAATGCCTCAGCGTCTCAGTCATTGCATAATGTCTGTCATCTAACCAGAAAATCACACACTCAATGCCCACTTCTTTAATCCAAGCTGTAAGGTCTAAAGCATCTGGCTCTCTACCGTGGTGATTAGTGTACTCTTTAAATGCATACTTTTCAAAATCACTTAGCCTATTAAGGCCAATAGTGTATTCGCTTTCACTCTTAGTAGTTTCACCAACATCATCAAAATCTATCATCGTAAGTTACCCTCTCCATAAACTTCTTCAATAGTCATTTCACGAAAGTCATCCCACTTCCTACGCATATAGATTAGGTTGAAGCATAGCTGTAGCTTTTCTTTCCATTCCCTTGGGTGCTTCTCACGCCATGTCTTACGTACCACATCTAGCATACCTTCCGCTGGCACATCCTTCAGCAACTTCTCTGCTGTCTTAGGACCTACACCTTTGAGACCTTTAATATTATCTGAGGCATCTCCAGTCAGTAGTTGTTTGCATAGTAGGTAGTGGCCTTGGTCTGCATCTGTATGATACAGTGTCTTCTTGTTGAAGTTGTAGTGCCACCCGGGTACCATGTCAATGTCCTTATCTACGTGAGCTATGACAAAGGAAGTACCCATCTGCTCAGCTTCAGTAGCCCAGATAGATACCACATCATCTGCCTCACAGTTGTCAGACTGAACGCAGTTAGTATCCCAACAGTACTGGTACAGGTTAGCTAGTCTATCCTTGACTTGTGGATCCATCTCAGTCTTGGTACGTGTAGCCTTGTAATCATCGGTTAAGTCATACCTAAAGTTACCCTTACCCTTGACTGCAACATACCCCTTACGACTACCGGTGTCCCTCATAACAGCTAGCAAAGCTAGGTCAAAGGTACTGGCAGCTTGTGAGTCTGAGTTGGTAGTGTAAGCAATACGGTATAACATAGAGTCACCGTCAATGAAACACTTATCAAATTCAAACTCTTCTGTTTCTTTATTAGTGAACGTCAGCATAGCTGTCTCCTATTTGTCCATCACCATCCATACACATAACACCTACTTCTTTAGGTGCCTCTTTAAATGCCTCAACAGAAATATCCTTGACCTGCTCAGCATGCTCTTCGTCAGCTACAAACACTGTCTCGTCATGGTAGAAGAGAACAGGGTATGCATTTAGATCAGCTTCTTTAATCTTACGCCAAGCATAAACCAATGCAGCCTTACAGGTAATACCTTCAAGAGTCTGTAGTAGATAGTTAAGTGTCTGGTGTTCAGAACCTACCATAACCCTACGACCATCAGCACCAATGATAAAGCCTTGGCCTGTCTTCATCTGAGACATACGGAACTCTTCTTCTAGTTGATCCTTAAGAATCTTAAGTCCCGGTAGTGTAGCCTTAAACTTCTCGTCAGCTTCCTTACCAATCTTAGCAGACTTCTTACCAGAGATAGCTTCACCTAGCTTAGCATGGCCTGCACCAAACAAGTAGGCGTAGATGAAAGTCTTAGCTCCCGGCCTACTGATACCTAGTACATCTGCATTACGTTGGTGTACGTCTCCGTTGATTACCTCGTTAGTAAAGTTATCATCATTGATGTAGTGACATAGACCACGGAACTGATTGCCTGAGGAGTCAGCACCAACAACCTTCTTGCCTTCTTCACAGGTCAGTAGACTACGTAGGTCTTTACCATACGGTGCATGCACACCCGGTATGTTAACGATAGTACGGTGCCTGCATCGGAAGGATGGGGTACCAATGGTGAACATAGAACCATGGAGCCTGCCGTCATTGTAACGTTCAGGGTCCTTGACTTCTTCTATCCAACCCTCTACTGTACCCAACCTGTTACGTAGCATGTAGTAGTCGCTGATAAGTTTACCTAACTCACCTAAAGGTTTCAGGGAAGTGTCAGTTAGCTTAGGGCTTTTGCGTACCCACTTACCTTTGATCTTCTTAACAGTCCAGTCATCAGGCTTCCACCCTCTGTCCAGCAAGAACTTCTTAACCTCTGCCATCTGACCAATATTAATATCTAGTATATCAATCTTAGTATATGGACCTGCAATCATACCTTCAGAAGCTTTTATATCTTCTTCTAGTTTAAACCAATCAGTAA